GGTGCTTAAGGCTCTCGTAACTTTCGGCAAATCTATCAGACAAATTGGGATCCTCATAGCCAAAATGGGCCTTGCAGTAAACTACAATGGCCCGCTTGATCAGAGGATCGTCGTCTTTAATTTTATCTTTATTAACCCCACTCAATTCGAGGTCCGCTTTTGCCGCTCCAATTAGATCTTCTATCTCTATGTCTAAATCGGGATCCGGATCCGCCCTTATTGCGTTACGCACATCGTCGGTAAGCATTCGCACCACCCCCTATTGTTTAAGCTGTTTTCTGTGTCAGAGTTACCAAGCTGTTCTTGTCGATCACTTTACCGTCTGCCAGCAGGATTGCCTTAGTTACCTGATCGTCAGTGTCGTTATCTTCGTATCTCTTTACGGTCATGTTATAGTTCATGTTCAACAAATAATCGCTAAAGTTAAACAAAAATGCCACGACAGATCCGCCAGCAGCTCCCAAGCTCGGCATATAGTCGTTTAAAACAACGGTCCTTCCAAGGAGAGATCTTTCCGGCCGACCTGCTACGCCATAGTTTACACGGGCGATTGGCTGACCGTTTCCGTCCACCATGCCGACAAATGCCATAAATGTCTTTTTGGTCATGCACCACACCGCGCCATTATCGTACGCCAGCGGCAAAGCGGCTTCTGCGCTTACAAGAGTCTCATAATCTGCTTTTTCGACGGTAATGTTCTGCCCCGCTTCAGGAGTTTCTGCCAATATGCCTTTGGGCTGTCCGCTTCCGGATCCGGATACAATTGCCTGTTCCAGAGATTTGGCCATGGCTTCTGCGATGTTATTAATGATGGTGTTTTCAAAAACTCCCAGAGTTACCACAGATACTTCAAAGCTGACAGACACTGCACATCTCAATTTGTAATATGCAAACACAATACTTCCGGTTGCTTTCTTCTGCTTGTCACTGCCGGATCCTTCTGCCACCCAGGTTGCAACGGGTTTAGCACTGGACGTAGGCACGGACATGCCGCCCTGATAGCCGGTCTTGGTTACCAAAGGCAGGATCATTCCGGTAGATTCTAATTTTTCAACAATTCTTTGCAAAATTGTAGTCGGGATAACAGATCCTACGTCAGACGTTTTGGTGCTGGCATCAGCGTTGACAAACTTTCCCGGCATGCGAGCTCCGGTCAGGACGTAGTTCATAAAAGACTTTCTGTACTCTACAGAGTCATACATATCAGGCTTTTCAACGTTGTCCTTTGCGATAGAGTCAATGGTTCTGCCTTCCACATTCACGCCGTAATTCTGGATATCAGTTATTGAGTGATTATCCTTCAGCGCGTTCAGGTTTGCCTGTACCTTTGCTGACAGTTCAAACTTGTTGTCAAGGTTCTTGATTTCTTCATTTACCTCCTTGGATTCTTTAGCCTTCCCTTCGTCAATGAGTTTCTGCGATTTGTTTACAAGTTCTTCCCTCTTTGCCAGGTACTGTTCCTTATTCATTAAATTTTTTCCCCCTCAATTTTAGTAAGTCTAGTTCTGCTTGCATTAAAAAAGCCGGATCTTTGCCCGGTTTTCTCACACTGTTTCTTATCTTTTCAATTGTCTCATATGGCACGCCGCCGATGGAGTTCAGTAACTTAGGAGCTTCTTCGTCAAACATCACTTTGTCAATAAATTTGTTTTTGACTGCTTCTTCCGCATTCCACCATGTTTCGTTGTCCATCAGCTTCAAAAGTTCTTTATCCGATAACCCGGTTTTTTGCTTATAGGCGTTAGCTATCGCTTGGTTCGCCGTTTTTAAAACTCCCGTTTTGTGTTCCATGTCCCTATAATCTCCGGATGAGCTACTACGTACATTGTGGATCATGTACAATCCTGTAGGAGCTATCTCACTGTAGCCTGCCGCTGCGATTACGCTGGCAGCACTGGCAGCTACGCCAACGATCTTGATCTTTACATTTCCCTTGTAGCTTCGCAAAGCTGTATAAATTTCGCTTGCGGAAAAAATATCTCCACCGCCGCTGTTAATCTCGACTTCAACATCATCGCCATTGGCTTCGAGTAAGGCTTTATTTACATCTTCTGGACTTACGGACTCCATGTCTAGCCACTCATAGATCCATTTATCATCGTTCGGGATTATATCCCCTTTCACGCTGATCTTCTTCGTCGTCTTCACCTCCTTTCACTACTTGTTTGCATAATAAAAACGCCCTATATAAAGGCGTTTTCTTTTTGGTATTCTTCATAGTACATCCAAACTAAAGGTTGTCCATCTTTTGAATGTCCTGCAGTTTTTTGTACTTGCTTACAATTTTTTAGTATGTTTGAATTAGTTGTATTATACTTTTTCCCTGCATATTTTGCACAATCGAATACTTCGTGAGTATTTAAACATATAACCTTTCGTGCTCTTGGATTACTACTTCCCTTCATAGCTTCGGAATGTTCTGGCCTACTAGCCCCATAATTAGGATTGTTTTCGCCTTATTATTGTTATGTAGGAAACATAGTCAGGAAACTATGCTTGTCGCCCCGTCGGGCTATCCTACATCTTTATTATATCATTCTTCCGTTTGTTCTTCAATTATTCCTGTGTCCTTTCTCAATAAATATTTTTCTCCTCCTTCAATTGGTGAAAGATTTAATATCTCTCTTACTTCATTTGGATTCATTATTCCTCTGTCAATGAATTGTACAAGGTTAAGTTTTGTCTTCATACTCGCATATTGCAAACTCATTGACTCAAAGATTATCTTATTGCCAAACCCTCTTTGCTTCCGTGTAAACAATTTCCTTGTATACTCGTGGGACATTTGCATCGCTAAGGGCTCTATCTTGCTTTCATAGTAAGCATTCCACTCGTCTTCGTTATAGCTGCTCTGGATGATTTTAGAGTTTGTGCCAAAAAAGGAGTATATCCTTTGAGTAGTCTTATCCATCTGCAAGGCATTAGGTACATAGTCATGCGGAGTCACCTGCTGTACGTCAGCTTTTGCGTCTGTAGCGGCCACGCCTACGTATTTATTCTGGGTAGACAAGTAATCTTCAACAAATTTATCAGCATTTTTCTTGATGTCTTCCGGCCTCAAAGAGGACGTATATTTTAGCAGCCACCTGATTACATTGGAGTTTTTGACCGCTTTAACAATACCCTGGTCGGTGGTATTGACTATCTCCATTAATGGGATCAACGTCTTCGCCGGGCTCTCACCAAATATATCATTGTCGTTATAATCTTGTCTCAAATGGATAACATCCGAGTAAGGAAACGTTACCATCTTCCCGTTCTGCATCACAAATTTTAGATATAAAAACCCGGATCTATCATACTTTGCTTCTGCCGATTGAGCCTGTATCGGATAGAGTTCGGCCGGCATCCCATTGTCGTCCCTGTGAATATAGGCAAAGGCATTATTGTTTAATTCCAGTTGCGTAGCCATTTTTTCCTGCAACATTTGACCCGACATATATGGGTTAGGATCCTCCAACAAAAATCTCATATATGCTTCTGGGTTGACCGCAAATCCCTCTTTTTTATTGTCTCGTATATGTTTGGCAGTTAATTTTCCAATCGCTTGAGCTTTGGGCCTTATGCAGGACCTCACAATGTCAGATTGATACAGTTTACCATCCCACGCGTAATATCCATTACCCTTTTCTGTCACCATCTCAAATCTGGTTGCGGAGGGATTCTTGTTAAAAAACCTTCCAAATAGATTCAATGGATCACCTCCTTTCCGATACTATTACCGAGGCTACCCATTCGTCATTAACAACTATTGTGCCCTGGTTAGTTTTAACTCTCACGATTATCCCTCCGTTACTGCGATCGCTGCCGTGGTGTTGTCTGTATAAGTTACCGTACCGCCCGTCACTGCTCCATCCGTTGTAGTTAGGGCAATGGGCTTTACCCCTTTACCAGCGGGCCCCGGATCTCCTTTGGGGCCGGGCTCACCTGTTCCGCCGACGTTTTGCAGCAAGTCTACGATGTTATATTCCTTGTCATCTTCTCCCAGCACTCTCCCGCTACGTACAGCATAGTTATCTATTCTCGACATATTAACCTCCTCAAATCATGCTTGTGTAATCTTCGTAATGGTTTTCCATCACAATATCGGCGTCCATAAATGACGCTACCCCGTCTATCCTGCGCTTGCGGTTGCTTGTCTTTATCAATGCGATATTGTCATTAGTGTCTGTTTTAATCGCTGCATTTGCTAGATTCCACTTAAAAATAGGCGAATTATTATAGTTGATCTTCTTTGCTTCCAGGTCAACATAAACTCTTTTCATGGGATCCGAAAACGTCTTCGCTCCCTGGGCGACTTCCTCAATTACTCCCGTGCCAAACGTCTGATTCAGATCGTCTCTAAAGTAAGTGGATCCCCACCTGTCAAACCCTATTTTGTAGATATAGATATCAAATTCATTTTGGATCTCGGTAAACCACTTTGTCACGTCTTTATAGTTTACCTTATTGCCCTCACTGACTCTCAATAGTCCTTGCTCCAGCCAATGATCATATGGTATCTGATCTTCCTGGACTCGCTTGTCAAATATGGCACTTGGCAACCAATACATCTGTTTTGTGTACAGCATATCGTCATTCGGGACTCGGAAAATTACCGTAGCGCACGTCAAGTCTGTAGTAGCTCCTAGGTCAACTCCTCCCACACCGTACCTTGGATAGGCTTTCTCAATCCGGACTTCCTCTTCATCTTTTTCTGTAATGCAGATCAATTTTCTCCCGTTTTTATCAAGCACAAATCTGTCTGTGTTATTCAGGACTTCAAACGGCAGCCATGATTCCGATGATGTTTCACGGATGTTAAATTCCTTGCATACAAAGTTCTTTTCCAGCTGGGGGTTCGTATCAACTCTTCTGGCCTTGTCTTGCAAGGCTCTTAATATTTTAATTGTCCCTATACCGGGATTAGCTTTAACCCAATTGTTGGCATCTCTCCACTCTGATTTTTTGTCTAGTTCATAAATAAAAAACAAGGTTCTATCGTCAACCTTATTTCCTAATTTCATATTGTCAAATTGGATTTCAGCTTCTTCGTAGATTTCATCAAAGATGTCTTCCCGGATCGTCCCCGCTGTGGAAGTCATTATGATTAGCGGCTGCTCTCTCGCAGTAGTCCCATCAGCCATGATGTCATACAAAGCTCTCCCGTTTTTCCATTGGTGCCACTCATCCATCACCACCACATGGATATTTAGTCCGTCAAGACTATCCGCATCCGACGCAAGTGCTTTCAAAACCCCGTCGTTAAAGTCAGATAAGATTTCGTACGACAGCGTTCTGACTCTTTTCCGCAAAGCAGGAGACTTTTTAATCATCCGTTTGGCTTCTAACCAGACTATCCGGCTCTGGTCCTTTTTTGTTGCCACTACGTAACATTCGGGCCCGCCTTCACCATCTGCCACCAAGCCATAAAGGCTCATTACGGAGTCTAACAGGGACTTTCCATTTTTCTTCCCGACTATTAAGACAACTCTTTGATGTTTTCTGTTACCTTCAATATCAATAAACCCATATACACTCGCCAGATAGGCTTTCTCCCACAGCTCAAGGACTATTTTCTTCCCTGCCATTTTACCCTTAGAGTGGCAGCAATAGTTTTCGGCAAATTCTATAACATGATTAGCCCGCTTGGGGGAGTAAAACCATTCCTTATATCCGTCAATCCACCGAACTATTTCTTCGTACTGTTGATAAACCTTTTTTGATACCTGGGTTACGCCAGACTCTATCTGCTCCCAATACTCCAGGATAGGGTTATAATCATCAGGATATTTTCTAAATCCGTTTTTTACTTCGGGCTTGGTCTTTCCAAATACGATATCGGGATCGGACCTAGGGTATTTAGTAGGATTAAGATTCAGTTTCCCCATTAATCCTGCCTGCTCGTTATAAAGTCGCCGAACCCGTCGTCTTCCTGTTTGGCTTCCTGCTTGGGAGCAAGATCATCTATCTGTTTCATGATTGACTGATAGTTCTTGTTCATGGTATTATAAAGTCTGGCGACGGGCCGATCTCTTTCGTACGGGGGAGTGTCTTTGGACTGGGTAAACATTTCATAGGACCCGTTTTCCTTCATGTCCTTCTCGTAATTTTCCAGCGTTACCCGCATATATGCGGCCCTTGGGATAAGCCTGTCAGCGGATGCCTTTTTATTTCCGGGTAGATCTTTGTAGGACCGCTTAAGACTTTTTATTTCCTTGTCGATCCGTTCATCTACCGTTAACTCTTTCTTCCTAGCCACATATATCACCTCAATTCACGTCTCAATTCCCCACCCAGTTTTTACCATTTAAAGGTAGGGGGTCATGGAAACCCCGTGCGTGTTCACCAGACCT